TAAGAGATCTATTACATGTAATGATACCGATGGCGTAAGACTTTTTTATAATGATGTAACCAGATTAACAACTACTGGAACTGGAGTTACAATTGGTGGAGAACTTCAGGTAACTGGAGACATTACTGCATTCTATACTTCTGATGAAAGACTGAAGGATAATGTAACCTCCATCGATGATCCTCTTGCGAAGGTTCTTTCTCTCGGTGGATATACATTTGACTGGAACGAGAATACTACTAAAGAAGGAAGTGAAACTGGTGTAATTGCACAAGAAGTTGAGTCTCTGGGTCTCCCAGGATTGGTCACAACAAGAGATAATGGATACTTGGCAGTTCATTATGAAAAACTTGTTCCTCTGCTTATAGAGGCAGTTAAGGAACTCTCTGGTAAAGTTGAGGCACTTGAACAGAGACTACAGGATAAATAACTTTAAAACTATAAGAGATGGCAAATTATAGTAAACCATTCAATTTTCGTAATGGTGTTCAGGTTGATAATGATAACTTTGTAGTAGATTCTGCAGGTCGAGTTGGAATTGGAACAACTCGACCACAAGAATTTTTAGATATTTACGGAAATTCTAGTGGTGCTCTTCGTGTTTATGGAGTAACGAAAACGATTGGATTCACGACGACTGATACTTTATATGCAGGTATTGCGACAGTCGGTGTTTTAACAACCACTGATCTTGTAAATACGGGAATTCTTACGACTGCACAACTTCAGGTTGGCAACTCTCCTGCGGTAAGTAATCTAATTGGATATGGATTTACTGCATGGATAACAACTGCAAGTAGCACTGGAATTCATACATTCGGACCTGTTGGAATTAAAACTGCTAATCCAGATTATATCTTCCAGATAGAAGAAAATCCATTAACTTCTACTGGAATTGGAATGACCAATGGCGATATCTTTGCCAGCGGTATTGTTTCAGCAACAACGTTCTATGGAGATATAGTTGGTGATATTACCGGAGATTTGACTGGTGTTGCATCTACGGCAACAAAACTAGAAAACTCAAGAAATTTTTCAATTACTGGTGACTTAGAGTCTTCTGTTATTTCATTTGATGGAACTGCAAATGTTTCTTTTGCATCAACATTATCGACATCATTTAGTGCAAATACAAGTGGTATCATAACCGCAACTAAGTTTGTTGGTATTGTAACCGCAACAGAAGCAGGAATTACGACTGCAACTATTACTAATGCAACCATCACAAATGCTAATGTTAGTGTTGGAACATTTGATTCTATTTTAATTCAAAAATCGAGTGGCGACGTTGATCTTAGCGTTAAGAGTAAAACGAATGCTTCGGTAGGAATTGGAAGCACAACTGATTTTTCTAATAGTAGTGGAGAATTAGTTTATAATGTTGCAACTGGTCGTTTAGAACTTAATAATAACAGCACTGGAGAGATTCGTATCAATCTCCACAACGGAGTTGGAGCAGGAGACACCCAAGGTTTTTCTGTCAGATATGATAATACGAAACTTCTTGAGGTTACATATGATGGAAAAGTAGGTGTAAATCGTGGTGCAAACACTCTGACTCGAAATTTTGAAGTCGGCGGTGACATGTTCGTATCTAACGATGCGAAAGTTTCTGGCGTCATGACTATTGGTTCTGGGTCATTTGAGGTTACGTTTGGTGATGGAAGTTCCATTCCAATGCCAGATACACAAAATTTCAATACAATTTCTGGAATTAGCACATTTAAGAATTTGAATATTGCAGATCAATTAACCGTTGGTCAAGGTGTTACGATGAACTCTGACTTATATGTCGGAGGAACAATTGGAATTGGAACCACAAGTGATACTGGATTTGTAACAGGACCTTCAAATTTAAGTGCGTATATTGAAGGATCTTTATATTCTCAAACAGGTTTTTATACAAAAGGAACTTTTGCACTTACAACTAAAGCAGATGCATCTGTTCATACTGATGATAGATTGATTCCAAGTTCTCCCATTGACTATGGTGCAGTTGTTCCGTTTATTGATTATGGCAATTTCCAAATAGAGTCTGGTGCAACATCTCTAATCACAGAGAATGTGTTACTTGTTCCGACAATTGGAACTGCTACGGTAGGATTTGGAACCACGAATGGTGGGATCACAACACCTAACTTGTTAGCAGGTGGTAATGGATACTTAACTAAAGTCGGTATCAACACATATTATGCAAGAGGTCTTATTGACATGGGTGTCACTTCGACCGCAATGAACTCTTATTTGATTCCCCCTACACTTACACAGTCTGAACTTAATGACGTAGCAACTTTATGGAACACACCTGCCGCACCTGGATATGCTACAGCGAACAAAGTAACTCCTAATGGAGTTGTTCCTGGTGCAATAGTTTATAATTCTACAACAGACAATATCCAAATCAGAAATAGTGCCACATCATTCAGAAACCTGAATCCTGTAGTTGCATTTGCCACTATTGATAGTGGAAGTTCAGTTTCTTCTGATGGATATAATCTTTCATTGACAAATAATCTCACTAATGCAATTTTCTCATTCAGTAATGCATTGCAATCTGCAGACTATACAGTAATGGTTTCTGCTGGAAGTATCACAGAATCTTACACTGTTCCAGAAGCACAAAAAACAACAACGGGATTTAGAATTACGTTTAGTCCTTCTAATGCCAACACACAAAGTTACAGTGTAATGATACTTCAAGTCTGATACTTGACAAGACTCCTGAATACATGTAGACTACCTTTGTCTGGGTTGAAGATCAGAGTCTAAGCCACTTTAAGAATCGTCACAGGGGTGCCATTAGGTGCCCCTTTTCTGCTATAATGACTTTATTGAATCAAGCACCACATGACCATCATTCTCCGCCCTCATCAGAAAAAAGCATGTGATGCAATGCTTTCCAATACCAAAGGTCAAGTAATCATTCCAACTGGTGGTGGGAAGACTATGTGTATGATTCAAGATGCCATAGATCGACACAAGTCAATGGGTAGCACGACAACTGTTGTTGTTGCCCCACGTATTCTACTTGCACAGCAATTGTGCAAAGAGTTTATGGATATTCTTTCAGGCACCTGGAATCATGTGATGCATGTTCACAGTGGTGAAACTCATTACTTTAGAACTACCAAGTCTAAAGAGATTGCATTGTTCAATAACACTGCAAGATCTGCAAAAGAGTCTTGCATTATCTTCACCACGTATCACTCACTGCATCGTATTCAAGAAGCAAACATTGATGTTGACACAATTTATTTTGATGAAGCGCATAACTCAATCAAACGTAACTTTTTCCCTGCTACGGAGCACTTTGCTTCTGATGCTAGTCGGTGCTATTTCTTCACTGCTACTCCTAAGCATTCTGTTTCTGTTTTCAAACCAGGTATGAATGATACTGAGGTTTATGGTAAGGTTATTTGTAATGTTCCTGCCACAAAGTTGGTAGAAGAAGGTTATATTCTCCCCCCAAAGGTTTCCATCAAAGAATTGCCTACAGGAGATGCAAAACTATCTGATTGCCAGAATCTTCTTCATACCATTGACGATAATTCATTGAATAAAATTCTGATTGCTGCACGTTCTACAAGACAAATTGTAAAACTGTTGGCAGAGTCTGATTTTTACATGCAAATTCAGAATCGTGGATACTCTTGCATGTATATCACGTCAAAGACTGGTGCATATATTGATGGTCAAAAGGTTGACAGGAAAGAGTTCTTTGACACTTTGAATGCCTGGGGTAAGGATCCTGAGAAGAAATTCATCATTTTACATCACAGCATTCTTTCTGAAGGTATCAACGTAAATGGTCTTGAAGGGGTCTTGTTTATGAGGAACATGGATTATGTTGGAATCAGTCAGTCAATAGGGCGTGTGATCCGTCTAGGAGGCGCTGAGAAGACGTATGGTCTTATATGTGTTCCGGTTTATGACAAAGTGGGTATCAGCACTGCCAAAAGTGTTGAGTCTGTGGTAGATACTGTGTTTGTGCAGGGAGAGGCAGCGGTGAGTGTGATCCGGCGTTAAAACTGGCACACTCTACCCTCGACTCTGCCTCACTCTGCCCTATAATACAAAAGTAATCAAGGGAAATCCCCAATGATCTGCGAAGTCAAGCTCTATGTCGCTGGCAAAGTTTTCTACGAAACTGTTCATGCCCGTGACTATCAAGATGCAAAGCGAACGGCACTCGCACGCAATCCTAGTGCAACTGTCGTAAGTGTCAACGCCAAATTCTGATTATTAAAACATGGAATGGAATGCAAACCCCCAACAAATTGCCGATGGGTACGGCATTGATCTTGAAGAGTGGATTGACAGCATCAGTGGAAGCACAACTTCCTTCTTAGCAGAGGCAATTGTTGCCAAACTTCTTGGAGGTGAACGTGTCAAAGGTAAGCAGATGCCTTATGACGTGAT